AAAAAGCCGCTGCTTCATCGATGTGTAGTCCTTACTGTAATAAGGACGCAAAATTTGGGTCATTTCATCATAAGGGATAAATGAAACAACACCTGTCAACTCGGGATTCCGGTTGACAATATTACGAATTGAAGTGGAAAATTGTTCGTAATATTTCTTTCCATGAAGATAAGCTTCTCGAAAGGACCCATCGCAATAGGCTCCAAACTGTTCCGAAGCACTTAAAGGCGTATCTCCAGGTTTCTTCACATAATAAAACTTCTTAGTAATAGACTCTTTCTCAATAGGAGCAACAATCACACCAAGAGTTTCATGCTTGACAAATCCTCTCTTCAAGAAAGAGATTTCATCAATTGTGATATAAGGAATGGAATCTGCATCTTTTTCGGCCATAGTATAACCAATACCAATCGCAGCAAAAGCTTTCTGACAGGCGGTATGGGTGTACCACGAACACTTGGGATTAACAGACATAGCATTATCATCACCATACGTTCCAAGTGCAATATTCGAAGCAAAAGGCAACGATACACGAGGATTAATAGCATAATAACAATAACGCATCATAATCGAATTACAAACAGAATTGAGCTGTACAGTAATAAGATTACCCGATGGGTTGGCGTTAGCCAAACGATATAAATCACCATCTATTAACATATTTGGATGACAAATATCAGACAAAGCACCTTTGACCAAAAGAAGATCTTCTTTCGAACAACCGGCAGCTTTGTACCAACCAGTAATAACACGAGCAGCAGCTGTGGTAACTTGAGCAGCCATGCGCGTGTCGAAACCAGAAAAGTCTCCAGCAATCATGTGAGAAGTTCCAAACTTCGTCAAATGTTTGTGGAAATCAGTCCATTCTGCAGAGGTAGCATTGATGCCAACCATGCATTCAGTTTCACACTGGTAGCGACGCATAAACTCTGGAACACCACCAAGAGCCATGCGTGAAGCAATCGAAAAAGCAAAAGGAGATCCATAAAATTTACGAACCTTATCTACTGCTTTCTCATTGGGTAATAGTTCATTAACCTTACTACTAGCCTTGAAAATTGCTTCAGAGCGTTGACCATTACGCCAACACTCAATAATGCGATCAACTTCTGATTGAATATCACATTCCTCATTAAAAGTACGAGGAATTTGAACAAGAGATTCATCAAAAGGATCGCGTACCAAAAATTGCTTCTTGGATTTGTTGAGTGGAAAACCCGCTGATGTATCATTGGGTAATCCAGCCATCACACCATCATTGGTACCATCTAATGCTTCCTGTGTACTATAAATACGCAAGAATTTAGAAGATTCCTCTGATATTAAAGGTGTGGTGTGGGCTGCATAATCTTCGATAGCACGATTGAGAGTATCCATCTCATAATGCTGAACAGGATCACACAGCTTATTAAGAGTCTTCATAGTCTTTTCTACACTATTAACATGTGTAGGAGGACGATGGAGACTCGGGCCAAATTCGTCCTTAACTCCTCGAAAAGGAGTCTTGACATAAGGAGTACGAGCATTACTTAGCATCTCACGACCATCATTTAAGACAGTACCAAGATAAGAAATAGTGGTCTTCTCCTTAAGGCCATCT